GGGAGATAGATCCCTCCGGTAATGCGGTGATACTGTTCGTTTAATTTTTGAATGGTTGCTGTTGCCCTTACTGTAAGTTCATCTGATGGTTTTGATCCGAGCGGGTTGAGTTGTAAAATCCATTTCAATTCTGACACAACCCATAGTAGTTGTACTTTCAACTCCTTGAGGATCTAAGATAACAGTTCGTGTACCACCAGTTCTTATTGCAGTGTCTCGACATGATTTTAATTCTAAGATTATCATATCTAATGCTTTAATACTATGAACTACGATAGTTGGTTGATTAGCTTTTAATAATAAAGCATCTATAGTTTCAAAATTTCCATTACATTTATGAAAAAACCATTTATTACAGGCTGCACAAATATCCGATTCGAGTGAATATAGGTCTTCTCGCGGATCACCCTCATAATAATATATAGAATCCACATTAAATCTATCATTTTTATGAATTACATGAATATCTACAGCATATATTTTATCACCATCTACTTGACATCTTCTCCACCACCCAAAGAAAAGTCCACCACCTGCTTTAAATTTAAAATTAATATTATGTTTATCCCAATGAACATTAAACTGATTAAAACCAACATTAGCCTCAACTGATTGATCTCTAATATCCTCATTATCAGTAGAATCATCAGAATCATATGGCATTAATCGATGTGTTGCTATTTCAAGATCATCATCATCTTCAAATAATACTCGGCATTTTCTTGTTCCCACTTCAACAAGTGTTCCTCGATATGTTTCACCATCGATGAGTACTACTACTTGATCATCGTCATGCCATACACGTTTGGGTTTGTCCATTTTATTCTCCGTCAAAAGAACTAAAGTTATATGAATTTTCTAGTCCGAACAAGTAATGAATAATTATAAAGATATATTACTTGCTCGGTATAGAAAATTCATTTAACTACTTTTTTTCTTCTTAGAGGTTTTCTTCTTAGAAGTTTTCTTCTTAGAAGTTTTCTTTTTAGTCTTAACTGACTTTTTGTTAAGACCACCCTTATGACCCAGTTTCCTCATTGCAGAACGAATTTTACGTTTTGCAATTGGGTCAACGGATTTCTCCAAAGCTACCATTAGCTGAGTGATAGACATATCACTGTAAGGGGATTTTGCTACGGTTTTCTTTGTTGCGGTTTTTTTCTTTGCCACTTTTTTACTCTCCAATCAAAAATAAATAGAACTAGTTAAATTACTTTCAGTACAATACTATAGCAACTTATTCATTATATACCTCCTTTTAATTTTCAATTTTCAATACAGTACTATATTCATTAATTAGTACTATAACAAATTGGTACTGATTTGTCAATAACTTTTTTTCATTTTGGGAAGATTTTTTAAAGATTTATCTATATCAACTGAAACTTAAACCTAGACTCTCAGGTTTTATTTTTTCACTCCATCGCTTTGTTACTACATCGACACTAACAGTCATTGGGATTTTAAACATCTCAAGTTCTTCCATGATTTCAATAACCTTAGAAATAACTTCTCGTTCTTCAATTCGTGGACACTCAAATACAAGTTCATCATGTACAGTTAATATAAGACGAGAGATTTTATTTGTAGCTCTTAACCATTCCCAAATTTCAACCATTGCCCGTTTCATCAAATCGGCGCTAGTCCCTTGACACATATAATTTAATGCTATGTAAGCAAATTTAGTTGGGATATGATAACGTCTACCGAATGGGTTTGTAATATATCCATATTGTTTAAGTTCAGTGCCAAGTTTTTTGGTTGTTCTTTTTACTGATGGAAATTTATAATGGTATTTACTAGTAAGACGATTACCCTCATTTCCTGAAGTGGGTAAGCCTTTTCTAGTTAATGTCTCAGCTATTTTTGGACCACCAGCCCCATAGATAATTCCAAAGTTTGTTCCTTTGGCTCGTTTACGTTGTTCTTTAGTTACATCTTTTTTTGGTTTATTATAAATCTCAGCTGCAACTGTTAAATGAATATCCTCATCAATCGCAGCTGCCATTATCTCATCACCTGAGAAGTGGACAAAGAACCTCATCTCTACTTGTTCATAATCTGCATGGTAATTTCTACGACCTTTTCGTGGGATAATACACTCGCGAGGTCCCAATAGACGGGGTTGGTTCTGAAGATTAATTTCTGAGCTTGAATTATGAACACAGATTTCATTGGCAATAAAATTATGTTCACCATTAACTTCTATATCATAGACACTAACTCGTTTATTAATATACTCTATTTTAGTAATAATATGGTTATTTAATATGTTAAAACTTTTAAGTCGATAATCTAATTGTGGTCTAGTTATCTTTAATATTCGTGCCGCTTTTGAAATTACACCTTTATTAGTTATTAATGCTTTTTTGATTTGTTTATCTGTCGGTCGGTTTAAGTATTTATTTCTACTTGATTTAATATCAATTTGAAAAATACTAAGTCTTCTTCGTAATAATGGACATGAAACATTTAGAAATTTTGCTGCTTGTCTGACACTCCATTGGTGTTGTACTAAAGCTTTAATCACTGTATCTTTACTAATATCCATCCATTGATAATGCTTTTCTTTTGAACCATGGTAAGATTTATGATTAAATTCAGTCATATCCTGAAGATTACTGGGGTTATCATTAAGTGGATCTTCATCACGGTGATGCACAATCTCGGGTAGATAACCATTCACTAATTGAAATACTAATCTGTTCTCTGGTATTTTTCGATGTTTTCTGTAACATAAAACATTTCGTGGTTTGGATTTAATTTTTTGACTTCTAGTTAAACTTAATACACGATCATCTAGATTAAGATTTTGTGCTTTTACATATTTGCCTGAAATTAATCTAATTTGATGCTGTGGTGTTAAATCTATATATCCAATAGTTTTTCTATGATTTGAGCTAAGCCAATGAACTCTTATTACTCTTTTATACCCCGTTTTGCCAGACCAAGTAACTTTCTTTAATTTAAGATCTAAATTTTTATCATAGCAATAAACCCAATCTCCTTTTCTGATATCCTCGATATTTTTAGTTGTACCCGGAATTTGGATTTGAGTACCTTTTGCTAGACAAAATCTCCCCGTAGATGCAACTGATTGGTTGAATTTACAATGTAAGATTCCCACTTTTCTACCATTTGATTCTATATGCACATTAGTACAATCATTTATAAAATGATCATAGTAAGTAGAGATCATTTTTTGAACTTGACGATATTTTAAAATAAGTGGTGGTAATAATTCTTTTTCTTCAAATTCATGTTCTTCAATAGTTCGATAAACTTCTTTATAGAATTTTGTAGCAGCCCATCCTTCTTCACCTGAATCACGTATCACACCAGCTAGAGGTTTTGAAACATATCGTATCATAGCATATTCGTCAAATGACCAGTTACCTCCACCTGTCTTACCAGTTTTGCCTTTTTTACTCTTTTTCGGCTTAGTCTTATATAGTAAAGGTATACCTAGCTTTTGAAATGCTCCCGTTATATGTTGGCCACTACCGGGATTAAACTCTTCAGAGATAGTTTCTGTAACTTTTTGCCCTTTCTTAGTTCGAGTTACTTGAATAGGTAAAACTAATTTATTCAAATCTTTATAGATCATGGCTAAGTCTTTTATAGCCTGAGCACGTAACTCTTCAGCCCGAGTTATATCTATTTTTACCCCGTACAATTCCATGTCGATACAGACAAATATTAATCGTCTTTCTGTTTCATATAACTCTGGGCAGGTTTCTTCAATTAATGGCTTAAGTTTTTGATGGATATAAAAAGTCGTTTCTACATCAAATAATACTCGACGTTTTACAATCTCTATCGGGGCGTCCGAAAAATTCGGCTTACGACCATGTAATTTTTTGAATTCTCGACCATTTTCTTTTAACCATTGGACTATTTCATCTTTATCATCAAGATTATAATTACCAAGTATTTTCTTATTGAGAGTAACTAGATCATGAGATGGAGCTGTAGATCTCAAAACTTTGCTCATAATTAATATGTCGTCGATATGCGCTTTCAAATTGAGAATATCAAAGCCCTCAAACCACAACATTTCAAGATCAAATTTGGCATTTTGAAATACTATTGTTTTACGCTTATCATTAAGGAAACGTTTCAACCATCGTAGGTTTTTAGGATTCTTCATCATGAATCCAAATTCACCCAATTCAGTGAAGTATGCAAAACAGAAAATTCGAGCTCCTGGCAAGTTGCCCTTTTTGTCGACTTTGTTGTTATCCCATGCATTTAAGCCTGAAGTCTCAGTATCTATTACAACTATATTCCCACGTGGATATGACACTATACTATCCCATTTGATTTATCAAAATCTAATTTCATTGAACATGGTAAATCCATATGTATAACCTTAATACCACAATCTCTTAGTAAATTAACACCATCACAATTCCTGTATGGTTTATCATAATAAACTGTACTAATATTGGCTTGAGCAATAATACCTGCACATACTTTACATGGCTGCATGGTAACGAACATTTTTTTATTTAAGATTGTTCCATCTACCATTGCAATCCCATTCATTTCCGAATGGTTGCAGCCACAATCCCCGGAAATATTTCGACAAGCATCATTAGATAATTGTTTGGGTGGACCGTTATAGGAAATTGAGAGAACTCTTCGCATATCATCAGTGGTAATTACGCAGCCTATGGCACGATTAGCTTGTTTACATGTAGCACGAGTTGACCACAGATATGCTGTGAGCATATAAATTGTTTCTCGATCTAATCTACTCATCTTG